ACAACATAGACATTGGTTGCATCTGATGAAACATCGCTATTCTCTGGATCTTGCGAAATATCAATCGCTTTCAGAGGTAAACCAGCAGTAGTCGCACCTGTTGTTACATCTAACTCTGCACCAGAAATACCAGTTACAGTTGAACCTGCGGTGGTATAAACAATGTCAAAGTTACCTAATAAGTCTGCAATTGGAAATGCAGCGTCAGCTTGGATTTCAAAGATAACGCTTGGGTCATCTATAATGAAAGCCTCAATGTCACTAGCATTTGTGCTTGCAGGGTAAAAGTTGGAAAAAGTTTCTTTTCCAGTTGTAGGGTCTGTATATCTACAACCATTGAACACTCCAACTATTGGAACAGTACCACCATCAGCGTGAATTTCTACGCCTCCGCCAGTGACTTGCATAACCATGTCACCTTGAAATATAGCAGTTCCATAATTGGCAGCGATTCTATATCGGGATTGTCCGCCAGTATAGGGTGTTCCACCTATTCTTTTGACAGGACGCATTCCGAAAGCAGCATCTTGATTTGCCATTTCTATCTCCTAAAAATTAAAATTATGAGTCGGACTTCTTGCCACCAAAAGCGACTTGAGACCTTCTCTCGGGTTTAAGCATAGGCATTGCAGCATTTGAATCTCTCATCATATCTCTGTCAATAGCCTCCATTTGATTATTTGTTTTGCTTTGATAATATTGATTTCTCTGCTCAACAAGTTCATCAGGTATCCGTGCTAACAAAAGACCACCCTGACCGATTACTCCAGCATTCTTGCCTTCATCAATTATAGGTGCATCAAAGTCTGGATATTCTTCAGCACGAACTAATTCATATCCTTCTCTCAATCGTTTATGGATGTTTGATCTATCATCATATTCCATAACTCGTTCTCTTATCCATCTGTGCTTATATCCCACAGGTGCTTCTGGAGCGTCAAGTGTTGACGGTGGCTTCCACTGTTGTACTCTCGCAGTTTTTTCACGAGTTTGCGACTCTCGATTAGTACGGTCTGCCATTACGCTGCTCCCTTATTTTTTTCTATTTTTGCTACTTCCTGTGCATATTTTTCTAATGGTATTCGCATTTTTTTTGCAAATGCCACTTGACCTGGACTAAGCTCAATAGTTTTTTTACCACCCTTTTTGATTGACCGTCCATTGGACGCAGGAGCAACAGATTGGGCGTTCTTCTGTACTCCCTTAAACTTATGAGGAAACTCACCAGCCATACGTTTACTGACTTCAGAATAATAATCATCAGTAGATGGATCGAATCCTTCTTGTGCCACTAATTGTTCGTGTATTGCTTGCGCACCACGAGTCATAACCATATCAGTTCCAAACCAAGAATTATTATCTAGCCATTTTTGTAGCTTTGGATCTAAGTCTTGTTTTTGGTTGGTCTGCCTCGTTTGCGTAGGGGTCTGTTTGACATCGCCCTTTGCCTCATTATCTCTAGTTGTTCCCGCTTGCTCAGTACGAGCTTTTTGGATTCTAAGTCTTTCGTTTTCAATAGCGAGTTTAGCCATGAGGTCACTCGCTTCAGACATTTTGTCAGCATCTCCAGCATCAAAAGCCTCCTTGTAAAGTTTCTTAGCTTGAGCAGTTTGTGATTCAATTCTATTACCAAACTCAGAGGTATAACCTTGATTCAACTGATTAAGCTGTTGCTTTAATTGTTCGTTCTCATCTTTTTGCTGTTGTGCAAAATTATAAGCTGCATCTGCTTCTTCCAATGCTTGCTTACGTTTAGCAGTTAATTGATTAATTCTTTTTTGAACATTGTCGCTATATGCTTCAAGTTCTTCTGGTTCTTCAGTTTTTTCCTGAACAATTGTTCGGTCTTCTTCAACTTCTTTTTCAGGTTTAGTTTCTAATTTTTTTTCAACGACAGGTGTTTCGTCTTCTATTTCGTAGACAAAGTTTTCTTCCTGTGCTTCTTGCGTCTGTGTATCGTTATTCATCATGCTCTCCATTATATATAAGAAATATCTTTAGGGTCAAGTATAGATGCGATAATATTATCGTCATTTATGATTCTTAGCTCTAAACCGTCCACTTTGAACTTATTTCCAGCATATCTACCCATAAGTACCCAATCTTTCTCAGAACACCACGCTCCACTTGGGAATTTATCTTTATCTTTGTAAGCGTCAGGACCTATTTTTACGACATAGGCGACAACACTTGCAAAACTCTCACGATCTCTAGTCTTATCAGGTATGATAATACCATTAACCTTTTCTGGAACGTAATACGGAATGACAAGCATTCTGTAACCAGTTGGCTTGGGTAAACGATCAAGAGCTGATCCTTCCATTTTAGAAGGGTCTTTTGAGTTTGGATTAGCATCTTCTTTATTATCAAATGCTTTACTTATAGAAGGGGGAGTTGGGTTTACTTTTTTTTGTGCCATAAACCGCTCTGGCACGATCAGTTTCTTAGTCATCTAAGTCTGTACCTTTCATCGAGGATTTTAATTCTTCTTCAATCCAAGTCATTCCTCGTATTTGACCTGTTATGAACCGATAGTCTTCCATTGAGTCTATCGAACCATCAGCCAAAGATTGAGCTAATTCCTCTTTTCTCTGACGTATGTTCTTATATAAATACTCTGCTAATTTAATTCCGTCCACACTTATTTACCTCTACCTTGCAATATTCTTAAACATTTTACATGTTTATAATAAAAATAATTACCTATTTTATTAAAAAATTTAGCTAATCTCAACCAATGCCATAACATTATTTAGTTAATCCTTTGTACTTTTCAAATGACCTCAAGCCTCCCAATCCGAGCATACCCATCAACACAGTCATCAATGAACCCATATCAAATGTAGGCAATTCTGGTATTTGTACAGATAAGTAAGCACACACAAACATAGTAACAGGTGCTAGTACAAAATGCCAACATAGGGCAATGCCGCAGGTCCACCCAATAAAGGGTCTCCAGCCCGCCACAAATATAGATCTATGCTTTGCTTCTGTTTGATTTATAGCTAGTTGACCTTTAGCTAATTCTTGAGCATGGTTCTCTGCCATAGTTGCCACTTCATGTGCCAACTTGTTCTTCATGTCTTTATCTTCTATAAACTTACCAAGTAAATTACTTACTGGTCCTATCAGAGCTGTTAACATTGCTGTCTCCTTTATGTTCGTGACCCATCCATATACCAAAGATACCTGTCATTACACCCATAACCACAGATACAAAGGCTGATTGTTGCATTGTAGGTTCAGGTAAATCCATAAACCATTCAGCACAACGCCAAGACATTATGGTACTAGCAAGCATCATAAATCTTGGTAAAATTTTCCATCTTAAAAATGTTTCAAAATTCATTGTATTAAAATCTCATTTAAGCCAAAGCCTTCTAATAAAACTAAAGTAAAAAATAATAACAGAATACCTCCTGCTATTAATTTACCACTGAAGTTTGTCGAACCTATCTTAATTGCAACAAACTCATTACCTAGTATTCTCAATGATAACTCAAAAGAATTATTGCTTAAATCTAAGTTAATTAGTTTCTTTTTTTCATCGGTCATTTAGCTATACTCCTCAAACTTTCCATCACTTTATCAATATCTGGTTCTTCACCATTAGGGTTGTAAATACATTTATATTGTTTAGGGCAGTTTCTTTCTATCATCATTTCAAATGTTTTATTGCCACCTTGATATATACACGCTTGTTCTCCAGTAATTTGTGACTTAACTATTTTTTTTAATCTACAAGTTGTGTATTTTTTTTCTTGTACTTTACCTTGCCATATTTTTTGTTGCCTTGTGTAATCTTTACTTTTGTATTCATAGGCAAAGGCTTTAAGACCTAAGACTAACGTAAACATCAGCACTCCTATAGCTATAAGAGAATAACCAACCCATTTTATAATCTCCATAATTTCTTCTTTTTGCTGTCTAGCCTTAACCCTTTGCTGACGTTGTGCTTCTTTAACTTTATTAATCCTTTCTGATCTCTCAGCAATTATTTGATCCCAAGTTGTGGGTCCAAACCTCATGTTGATTATAAACTTTAATTCTTCTCGCTTTTCTTCTAAAAGTTTTCTGTTAATAAAATCATCTGCTGATTTTTCTACTGAACCAAACTGTTCAGCAATGGACATGCCTTTTCCCTGACCTTTATTCATCTGTTCTTCGCCAAGAAAGAACCCATCAATTTGTTTGGCTATGCCTGATATATCTTGAACTGTATTAATGTTGCTTTTAATAAACTCAACGCTTTTCTGAACAAGCGCAATACCCGTTAAAATTTCTGCAACAACCATTTAAAAAACACCTTCAAATCTTTGAGGTCTAGCTATCTTTGAGAACTTTGTTATTATTCTTGCTTTGTTTTTTGGCTTTACTTTTTTTCTTTGGTTTATTTTCTTTTGTACTTTGTTCCGCTTTTGGTACGACATCTGCTATAACCTCTAATACTTCCAAAGGGTTTTGTTTTACTACTGCTTTCATAACAACTTCTGGTGAAGTTACTATGCCTTGTTCGGCAAGTCTTGTTTGTCTTTTCTTTTCTTTTTCTTGTGCAATCATTCCTGCACGAACTGAACTAACCATTTTTATTCCTTCCCATAGCATTCATCGCTGCTATATCTCGTTGAGTTTGTATTCTATCTTGAGCAATTTCTTCTTGTTGCTGAAGACGTTGAGTGTCGATCATTGTGTCGTTTGACTCTTTTTGCATCTCCATTTCTGATTTTTTCTGAAATTGTTCGGCTTTTTGTTGTATCTCAGAACCACGAAGAGCCAGCTCTTGTTTTCTTAAACTAACAAGAGGATCTTCTTGTGGAGGTGGAGTTAATGATTGTGCATATTGTTCACTTACTTCAGCAGATATTTCTGCAGCTCTTGATGCCACTTGATCTGCAATTTGCTTTTGCATATTAGGATCTTGTTGCATCATCATTTGTTGCTCTGGTGGTATAGATGCCATAATTTCCTGCTGTGCAGTTATTTCTGACATCATAGCTATATGCTCAGATATGTGACCTTGCAACGTCATAAGTATAGATGCGTTAGATTGTGCAACTGGTGTTGATAACATAGCTAAATGAGTTGTTATATGTGCCTGATGGTTCTGTTCTGGAAACGCAGTCAACACAGCCAATCTTAATGCCTCTTGATTTTCTTTTGCTGGGTTCATGGGCATAGGTTGAGGGGGAGGCTGCAACACTTGGTCTATGTTCGTAACGCCTAATGCTTCATACATTTTACGATAGGCTTGATACATGCCATTCTGCCCATGAATTTCTGGATTACTTTGAGCCAACTGTAACTGTGTTTGAGCCAAAGCAATACGTTGTGACATAGAAAATATATTAGGATCGGAAACAGGTAATATGTCTATTCTGTCATCAAAATCCATTTGTTTAATTTCTGGTGGTGCGCCTGGTACTTGGTAAGGGTACATTGGAACGCCCATAGAAAACACACGAGCCAGTAATTTAAACTCAATCTTTTGTGAGTAATGAAGACGCTTGTGAATGGCAGACATGACCTTCGTACCACGCTCCATAATAGCCATAGTTGTGCCAACAGGAGCGTTGCCTTGCATTTCACCAACTTTCATGTCAGCCATAGACGCAAAACGTCTGCCAGAATCTATTAATGTTCCCATAAGAGAATATAATGTCTGTGATGGTTCTTTAAATGGTAGTGGCATAATAGCTTGTCTTAGATCACCACCGACCATATCTACATCTCTAAACTCACCAGGATTGAGAGGTGTCTCGTCATCTCTTATTCTAGCTCCTCTAGCCTTGAAACCTGCTGGTAGGTTAGATAGTGTGCCAGCGTCTATTAACTGCCTTAGAATGGACGTAGAAGCTCCGGAAAGACCACCTATAGTATGTGTGAGACCAAAACCATAAAACCCAAGACCAGGTAAGAACTTATAATGAACAAAATAAGGCACTTTCCTACGGAGTGGATCACTTTCGTTGAAATTCCTCTTGATTGATAAGACATCCCCAGTGTCCTCCATAATTGTGACAATATAGGGCATTTTCAATCCTGTTGGTTCACCGTCAGCTCCAATATCTTCAAAGCCTTCAATATCTAAATCTGTATGAACCTCATAAATCATCATCTCTTCATTTTGTGAAGAGCTACTCGTAATACCTTCTATGTCATTGATTGTATCCTTCACATCATTCGTACCATCTGAATCAGCGCCAGAACTAGGAAGGTCTATATCTCTGTAAAATCCTGATAATTGTAATTTTTTAATTTCGTTTTTATCCATACGAATGCAGTGAGTAACTCTTGTCGCAGTCGCTAGGTCTGTTGCACTGTAAGGAACGATTAAGTCCTCAGAATGCACAAACTTACTGACAGCTCTTTGCATTGTTGGATCAAAGTAAACTTTTTTAAATGCTGAACCTACGATTGGAAGATAAAATAACATCTGATCTAATTCAGGATCATATTCTTCCATCTCATAAGTTATCTGGTAATTCATGTAGTTTTTAACACGCTCTGCTTGAGCTGTTACTTCTGGAGTTTCTGCTCCAATAATTGAAGTCTTAACTGGTCCTCCAGCGGGTAGCATTTCACGATATGCCTGTGCCTGAAACTGCGTCACAGATTCAGCAAGTAGTGGATGCACTATTCCAGATGCTCCCTCGAAAGGTTCTGATCTGTCTTCGTAACTCATACCAAGAAGCTCTAGTCCACCTTTATATTGTTCTTCCCAATCGCTTCTTGAATTAATGTCGTCTTCAATATTGCCAGTAATTTCGTCAGATATTTCTGATAAAACATCTTCGTCAATATGTTCTGATAGGTTTGCATCAAAAGGAATGGCAACAGGAGCTTCTGCTTCCATCTCCATTTCACCAATAATAGCAGAGCCGTCATCTAATTCAGTAACACCTTCCACCAAAGCCTCTGGTGGTAGTTTGACTAAGTTAGCTTCTAATTCTGGAGCTACCGCATCTGCGATACCATTTATATTTTCAATCGCCATTTTAAATCCTAACTAATTGTGTAACCGCCACCTCTAAGTGCAGCTCCCATACCACGACAACCCATTTTGCCACCTTTTGCAGAGCCACCGTACTTCATCTTTTTAACTTTGCCACCATATTCATATTTAGATGCTAATTTAGGGTCAATATTTTGCTGAACGCCTTCAGGTAATTTTGAAAAGCCTTTGAATTTTGATGGCACAGCTTCTCCACCTAATACCATCTTTTTAACTTTACTTGCATCTTTATAAAAGTCCTGCATCATTGATGGTGTCATTTCATTGAAGTCACCAATAGTCATATCCCCATCTGCTATGGCTCTATCTCTTTTT